GGCGAAGAACCGGGCAAGGTCTCAAAAAGAAGCCCCGCCCACGTACGCGCGCGCGAGCGGGGCAAAGTCACCGGCCGCGGGACGAACCACTAGCCAGTGTCAATCTCAGACCTCGGACTCGTCCTTGAGGCGGATGGCGACAAACTCGACATCCTCGCCCACGACGCCTCGAGCGTCGATCGTCCAATTGTGGCTCTGGAGCCGGACCTGCTCCAGCGTGGCGAAGATGTTGCCCGTGCGGGTGTCCTCGATCGTGGCGGTCAGCTCGCCCGAGTTGAGGATGTTGGTCAGGTGCTCCTCGGTGTTGGCGCCCGTCTTCGGGAACCACCCACGAGACTTGAGGGTCTCGCCAACGATCCGAAACACGGAAGCGGAGAACGTCACGCGGTAGGCAACCGGGACGTACTCCTCGACTTCTATGTTGTCCAAGACCTCGCGGTCAGGTTCCCCGGTTTCCCGGGGGATCGGACTATATCATCACCCCTGGGGGGTGCTGGGCGCTCGTGGCTCCATTACTGCTTTCGCTCGGGAGCTAGTCTCTGGACCTTCCGAGCCCCTGGCCGCTGTCGCGGTTACGTGCTCGGCTTGGCTGCTGATTGGCTTGGCCTGCATGGCTGTAGCTTTCCAGCAATTCACCCAGTGATCATCGCGCCGTTACCGACGCGAGCCGCCGAAGTCAACGGGGTCGAGCTGGATCTCCTCCCGCACAGTCACGTTGCGGGCAAAGCCGACCTTGGTACCGTCCAGGGAGAACCTGGCACGGGCACCGGTAAAGAGATTGCCTTTCTCGGCCATGTCGCTCCTCCGCTATGCCGTCTGCCTGAGTGTGATCAGGTGCAGCGTGGTTTTCACAAAGTTGATCGGAATGACCGGCGCGATCTGCACCGCGACTGTGAGCACGTCCACAGAAAGATCGAAGCTCAGAGACTGCCACGCAGTCAGCACGCCCGCGTCCACCAGGAGCCCGAGCGTCGTGATCGAGAAGCCCTTGGCTGCGTTGATCGTGCCGGCAAACCCGGGCTCGCCCACCACGATCTCGAGGTTGGTGCGGAAGTTGAACGCCGCGAAGTTGGCCGCCTCGTTCACGCTCGCCTCGGTGAAGGCGATGTTGTTGCTCGACAGGTGCGTGGTGACACCGCGGACCCACCGCCGGCCAACGCCGTCGACGTTTTCCAGAAAGAGCGCGCCCGCCTGGATCATCTCCTCAGCGTCGTCCTGCGGATTCCAGGTCGAGTGTTGGCGGAAGCCCAGAACGTTGGCGAACTTGTAGGTGAGCGCCGTGCCCACCGGGGAGCCCGCCTGCATGCCCGCGGCAACACAGGCCGTGAATGGAGGGAGGAACTCCTCCCGCTCCCCGGCTGTGTTGAAGCGCTCGATCGCCTGGCCCGTGAGCTGGACGTGCCGGCTGTTGATGTCGACAACCTGGCTCTTGAACTCGGTTTTGGTCGGGACGTCGGTGAGCGCTGTGTTGAGCGCGCCGAGCTTGGCGTCCCGCTCACTCCGACCAACGCCGCCCATGAGCGCACAGTGCGCGTCGATGGCCGCATGCACCGCCGGGTCGCCGGTGAGCGCGACGATGGTGTTGACCCGGATCTGTTTGAGCAGGTCGATCGCCGCCTGCCAATCGGCAAAGGTTGTGGTGCCCTCTGAGCCGCCGGCCAGGAACACCGGCGCGCTCGTGTTGTTGGGGGCCCCGCCACTCGCGCCGCTCGCCACCGCCCCGTCCACCAGCTGGCTGTTGGCTGTGATCCACTCCGCCAGCAAGAACAGGTCAGCGTAGAACTCGGGGTTGGCCGGATCCTCGATCGTCACCGCGGCCGGCATGACGTCCAGATTGGCCAGCAGGAATCCGGTCCGACTGGTCACGATGTCGAAGATAAAGCCCTTCGTCACAGGGCCGGACTCGATCAGTTGCTTGGCGTTGAAGTAGTCCGACGCCTTGACGAGGGTGGTTTGAACCGCTGCCAGGGCCTTGGCCGCCACTGCCGAGAGCGTGACCGTGCGCGCCGCCTCCACATCGCCGAGCACAACGCCGGTCAGCTCCGAGAATGATGCCACGCCATCGACCGCCACCGCGCCCGTGAGCGTCACCTTCTCGAGCTGCGTCGCCCCCGCGGCGCTCTTGCCAACCAGAATCACATCCTTGGTGGTGGCCCCATCGGCTACCAGGGACACGATGTCGTTGTCCACGAACATGGCCTCGCCGAGGATCATGCCCGCCACCGGGTTGGTTCCGGCGAGGATTGAGAACACGTTGGCGCCGCCGCCCGCTGGCCGGACGCTGACCGTGCCGACAGTGGTGCCCACGATCTTGGCGCCCAGCGCCGTGGTGAACACGACAGTGCCCTCCACGTCGGTTGTGCCATTGAGCGCCAGAGTCTCAGAGATCGGATCGCCACTCGCGTCGAGACCGTACACGGTCACGAGCTGACCGACATCGGCGCCCGAGCTGACCACCTCGACCGCACTGGCAGCCCCGAGCTGCGTCCCCACATCGCCGTCGAGCCCAAGCGAACTGCGCTCGCCAGTTGTCTCGATATTGCCGCCAGCGATCACCTGGCCGACCATGTCGGCCCAACCGTTGCCGCTGGTCGGCTTGGCATACTGGAGCGTGAACATCGTATCGCCGCCGAGGTCGTCCTCGGCTTCGGTGATGTCCTCGAAGATGATCGTGATCAGCTTGCCCTTGGTGGTGCCGTCCGCGATCGAGACGTTGATCTGCCCCGTGAAGGCGCCGTAGTCCTTGGCTGTGATCTCGAGCGCATCGCCCTGGGCGTTGGCGAAGACGGCCGCACCCTGGACCGCAGGGTTGACCTTCATTCCCACGACCTGCACCGCGCCGGCCGTGATGCCCGCGTCCGAGCTGGGCTCGAACAGCATGCCGCCCGCCTCACGCAGGTCGCCCGCGCGGTACTCCTCGCGCACCTGGCTCGGGTTGTTGAAGCGGGGGAAGTCGTCGACCTTCTCGATCCCGGTGTACGGGAGCCCGCCCTCGGCCTCGCCGATCATGGCCACGATCCCCGTGGCGCCGAGACCCACCTGCTCCAGGCCGGAGGCGTCGATCTCCGAGTAGGAGCCCGGTACCGAGATCAACCGCCCGTTGAAAAAGATACTCGTCGCTGCCATGGTTGGTTACCCCTTGCGGAGAGATTTGACGGGTCGGGCCCGGAAAGCGGCGAAAGTCGCACGCCAGTCCTCTACGGACATGGCTCTCAACTCCTCGCGCCGCACAAACGAAGCGAACGCCGCGAGCTGATCCGCCTTCATTCCAGAAAGAGAAGCGAACACGCGGAAAGGAACCACCGGCTTGGGTGCCGGAGGCGGAGCTGCCTCTTTGGTCTTCTCGGCCTCGGCCTTTTGGACTGCCTTCTCGGCCTCGGCAGCCGTGGGCGCACTACCCAGGGATGCGTCGTTGGAGCTGAGCGGGTCAGCGTACGGGGTCCCCTCGTCCATGGCCGTCATGTCTGGGGCATCCTCAGAGTCGCTTTTGCGCTTGCCCATGCGTTACTCCTCCAGAATGGTCACGTTGGTGAGAACGGCGCCAGCATCACGTGGACTGCCTGTCCTGTCAATATGTATGCCCTCGACACGTCCCACCTTGGTGAGGCGAGACCCGCGATCTGTGCGAGTGAATACACGCTCGCATCCGAAGGTGATGCGCCGGACAAAAAGGTGCTCGGGGATGTACCTGGGATCGGGGGCGAGGTCCCCGCCGCTGATGTCGATGTCAAAGAGCCCCTGGTCGACAAAGTAGTTGTTGCCCGCGATCAGAATGCTCTTGGCCAGCTCGTAGTAGTAGGCCGTGACGTCAGGGTGCTCTGTGTACACGAGCACGGCGTACTGGTGGGTCCAGATCGAACCGTAGACGTCCGCCTTGTAATCAGATCTTTCTGGATCTTCGACCGTGCCCACGTCGTTGGCCAGGAAGGTCTGGGACTCGCGCTCGTTCTCGAGCACGATCGAGAAGATCGGCACGTCGACGTTGCGGGGCGCGTAGCCGTGACGCACGGTCGGCGGCTTGGCCTTCCAGTAGGTCACGACGGCCGCAACCTCCTCCTCGCTCAACGCGTACAGCTCATCAAAAATCTGCTCGATCAGAGAGGTGTCCTTGGTCACCTGTTGGATCCCGTCGGTGAGCACCTGGTAGATGTAGCGCTGGATCACATCAGCCTCCGATCTGCCCCACGAACGCCTGGAACGCCTTAGGCGCCATCCGAGCAATGAAGTCCTGGGTCCGCTTGGCGAAATGGCGCGGGTTGGTAGGGGGCCGGATCCACCCCTCCGGCACCGCCTCGGATATGGTGCGGAAGGTCGAGTAGGTTGTCTGTACGCCCTCTTTGTACGCCGCCTCCTGCCGAATCATCCCGTCGTAGATATCCGTCTTGTGGTGCTCCTTGAGCTTCGGCATGGTGCCCGGCGGCAGACGGCCCGGGTACCGCCCCTCCCCGCGCGGGCGCTGCAGCGTTTTCGCCGTGGTGGCTGCCAGCTTCTGGGCTTTCTTGTAGACGTCTTGGCCCAGGTCGCGCGCGCCCGCCACGACCCCGCGGTACGGATCTCCCATGGCGGGGGCTTGGGTGCCCTCAGTGCCTGGTGTCTGGTGCCGGAAGGGGATCGAGCGGTAGAAGTGCCCATCTTTGGCGCGGCGCTTCCCTCCCGGCCCCTCGGGCACTCGAGGACCCAGCAACCAGTCCCGCAGGTCGACGATGTCGGCCCCGTTCTCGATCATGTTCGCGGGCTGGCCGACCAGGGCGATGACAGCCACTCCTGGCATGAGCTGCACCTCCTGCAGCGCACGCGTGTAGTCAGCTAGAGACGTGTGGAGGTACTTGTTGGCGAGCCCGAGCCAGTGGTTGTACGCCGACGCCGCAATGTCCGCGAGCACGATCTGGACGCTCTCAGCGTCGAGCACGTCCAGCAACTCGGCGGGCACCACGTCCGGGATGTCGATCTCAATCAGCATCAGGCAATGCTCGGCAAAAATTCCAGTTGCACCTGGGCCTGGATAGGGAGGTCCACGTACTCTCCGGCCGGTGTCGGCGGTTTCTTGACCTTCTGCGTGACCGGGGTCATGCGGATACTGTGCGGGTGCTCGATCACGAGCCAGGTCGGGTGGCACAGGTAGTGGATAGCCACAGGATTCTCGACGTCGGGGAGATTCGCGGACGCCGTATTCCAGATGATCTTGCCCGCGTCGGCGCCGGTCCCCAGGTCGAAGTCGGCGGGGGCGGAGAAGGTCTTGGTCGCCGTGCGGATCAAATTGACCTGCACGATCGGATACCGCGTCTCGAGCGGCTCCTCGAGGTCGCTCGACAGGTCCAGGATCTGCGAGAAGGGGACCACGGAGTCGAGCTGGATCAAGCGATCGTAGTAGCCGATCTTGTTCTGTGACCGGACGGTCGCCATCATCGTTCCAGAAATGCGACTGCCCAGCTCCCCATAGGGCTCATTCTGCTGCCCGATGCCTGTCATGATGGCCGCGACCACCGCACCGTTGTCCTGCACAATGCGGCTCTGCACTTCGTCCAGCTCGCCGACTTTGAGCGGGTCATAGGTGGCCTGGCTCGGGGCGAAGTAGATCCACCCGACGCCCTTGCACAGGGTGCAGTTGGGGTCGGGTTGCTGGGTCTGATCGTTGACCGGCTTGCAGGGACACAGGCACGCGCGAGACCACGCCACCCGGTAGCCCTTGGTCTCGATCACGATCGCGAAATCGTCGGTGTTGAAGTCGACCCGGGTGCCGCTCTCTTTGGTGCCCGCCGGTAGGCCGAGCACTCCAGAATCTGCATTCATGACAACGCTTGGCATGTCACGCTACCCGCATCTTGATGCCCTGATAGTACCGCTTCAGCTCGGGGAGCATTTCCTTCAGCTCCTTCGAGTATTGCACGAGCCGGGCACCAAAACCGGCATTGGTCGCGCTTGACGTGGTGCTGATCGACTGACTGAGCCCGTCGATCCCAATACTCTTGGACGCGATGCCGGCGCCCACGATCAAGTCGCCCGCGATGTTGAAGGGCCCGAAGCTGGCCACCTTGCCTACGATGTCTTTGATCACTTCCTGGTCCCGGTCGAGCCGCGGGTGCGGGACACTGACGGGCACGCTCTCGTCTGCGATGTTGCGCTCGAATGCGCGCGGGCTCGGCTTGCCAAACCCCGCCTTGTAGCTGATCCGGAACACGTCGGGGATGTACCGGTTGTTGCCGTAGATCAGAGGGAGCCACGCGCCGCTCGCGCCGAGCAGGATGGTGCCCGCGGTCCCCGTGCCGGGCACGAGCTGCAGCTGCCCCGTGAGCCGGTCGATATGGATCCAGTCCCGCTCGAACACCTGCACCACAGACTCGCCGGGGAGCACGATCGTCACCTGGTCGATCTCAATCACCGGGTGCTGGTCCAGCTCGATCCACAGATAGTTCTGGTAGTCCTCGCGGTAGTAGTCCTGGCGCTCCTGCTCCACCTCGATCTTGCGGATCGGGATGTCGAGCCGGTGCTCGAGAGCCGACACCGCCGAGCGGATGTAGTGCTCAAAGATGGCCGGCGGGAACGGGTTGCCTGCATCGTCTGACAGGTCGATCCCGAAGAGGTACAGCTCTTTCAGCTCTTCGACGCTGAGGATCTCGAGCGCCGGGTCCACCGCGCCCGGCACCGGGTCCGAGAATGCCGAGGTCGCCAGCGTGGTCGAGTTGTAGAACCGGAATCGGTAGTAGTAGGTCGTAGACCCGTTGGGGTCCTCGTACGCGTACGACGTCACCCCCGCCTGCAGGGGGATGCGCGTGGTGGCCGTCGTGACCTCCGCGTACGGCCCCCCGGAGCCGCTCACGCTCCTGTGCACCTGGATCTGGTCATAGTCGACCAGGACGGCGGCGGGGTCCGGGACCTCGATGTCAAACGTGACCGGCTGTCGGGTTGGGCATGCCATGGGCATACCCTAAACCCGCTAGGTCCAACTCGCCAAATCCTGCGTGGGCTGTGCGGGGACGGTCCGGAGGATCTCGAGCACGGTCTCCCCGTCGGGGTCCGTGATCACAAAACGCACCTCTGTGAGCTGCACCAGCTCGAGCTGGAAGTTGCCATCCACGTCGGTCAGGGTGCTCGCTACCCGCTCCGATTTCTGGAAGCCAGCCACGACCTGGGGTGTGTCGGCGAACGCCTCCACGCACGCGCCCGGGATGGGGGTGCCGGCCGCGTTGTCGACCGCGCCGTAGATGATGCAGTGGTCGGGGTTGGTCGGCGGGATGATGGTGCCGAGAGCCGTCCCCGCGTAGGTGACCGCGGCGTCGGCCGTTACCGTCAGCACCTCGGGGACCGTGAAGGCGTAGCCCGAGGCGAAGAGCCGGACGTTGTAGGTACCGTCATCAAGGGCGACGCTCACCTGGCCCAGGGTGTCCGTGTACGTCCTGAATAGGTGGACGGTGTTGGTGATGTCGAAGACGTCGACCGTGGCCCCCTGGATCGGATTGCTGCCCCCGTCCTCCACCGTGATGTCGATCTGGCGCGCGCCCACCTGACCGGCCGCGAGCTGGGCCAGCGCCTCGCCTGTCGAGCCGGGCAGAAGGTGCGCGCCCAGCGCTTCGTCCCACACAGCGTCCGCGTTGGCCTGGGCCACGTCGCCGAGGGGGTCCTCCATGGCTGCAAGCCTCCCCATGACCGTGTCGCCCGGGATGACCGGGACAGCTGGGGAGCTGGACGGGATGAACAGCTCATCCGAAACCACGTGCTCCTCGATCGCGAACCCGATGGGTGCCACCGTGTGGCGGTAGTAGACCAGGTAGATCTGAGACGCGCCGACCAGGTTCTGCTCCCAGTCGTACACGTAGAGCCCCGGCGCATTGACCGCATCATACTCTGCCAGGGTGTGCCACTGCGGGGTGGCACTGAAGCCGGCCCCATCCCAATACCACCCGTCGAGCACGGTGCCGTCGAGCAACCGGGCGCGGCGGATGGCCACCTCGGGAGACAGCCCGGTAGCGCCCGCCTGTGCGGGCGTTGTGAGCTGCAGGAACAGCGGGATCGCGCTGTCGGTGCTCCATCGGTAGTAGCTGCTACCCATACTCAGACCTCACACTCTGGGCAGGTGTCCTCACTGTGCACTGTGGCGCAGGTGGTACAGACAATTCCGGGAGCACCCGTCTGCTCGTGCTCTATGACTGCAACGACCAACTCTGCCTTTCTGCGTCCCAGAAGGGCAGCCTCCCGGAGGCTCGCCACCCGCGCCAAACGTTCGTCTTCAGTCATCACATACCCCTTACGTCAGCCGCTCAACCAACCCATTGTAGTCCACTGCGGTGCCGCCGACCAACGAAGCGTAGGTAACGACTGAGCCATCAGGCAATCGAACATCGCCTGCAGTCCCGGTGATTGCCACGTCGGCAGGAATCACAGCCACGAGACCGGCGAGTTGCGGAAAGCTGAGTCCGGCTCCGGAGAGCCCGCCGCTCCGCGTTTTCAGTCCGGACCTATCGCCATCGGTGAGCACGTTACTGCTGCCGCGCAACTCCAGCCCGTCGCCATCTGCATCGTCCACTTCCATCGCCGCGATCGAGCCAGTGAGCGACTCAGCCGACACGAGCTTTTGAGCATTGGCGCACCGCAGAAACAGATTCGGGAAGTTGGTCTGCCGGCCGAGGAACACTGACCCGCTGGAGTAGACCAGCGTTCGGTTGTAATTCAAACCAACGAACACGCAGCCGGATACGATCAGACGTGAGGATTCGGAGAACGACGACGCCCCCATCTCAATTGCTCTACCGTCAGAGCTGCTAATCAAGCAATCGCGGACGGCCAGCTCCCCGTCGACAACAAGCATCCTAACAAAGTCGTTCATGGTGCCGCGTTGCTGCGGATCCCTGAACACGCAGCCGGCGACCTCTACGCTGACACGGACACCCAGCCTCTCGATGATTTCCAACCAGCTCCAATTTGCAGAGCCGCTCGCGCGGACATCGATGTCGTCAAAGTCCACATTTGCAACGCCATACACTCGCCATGAGCCGTTGAAGTCGCTGCTGTCGACAATGAAATTCTGGAAGAACCAACCTTGGATTCCGGCGTCCAGTGACTCGTAGGTTGCACCTACCACCACGGACGGGCCCGAGATAATTGCCGTGGGCTGAGCAATCTCGATTGTGTAGCCGATGGGGTTGGGGTCGTACTTCTCGAACGTGCCAATAAGGATCTGCTCCTTGAGGTAGAGGCGGCTGTCGGTGTGGTCGTAGATGATGTGACCGCTGTTCTTGACCCGCATCCCGATGAGACTGCCATCATTCGGAAAGGTGCCGGGAGCGAAGTCCATGTAGGGCTCAATCTGTCCGGTCACCTCGTCGAGTACCTGATATCCGGTGCAGACCCCACTGTCCTCAACACTCCAGTCGGACAACGAGTCCCCTTGAATTCGTAGGGATCCCTGGGCGTAGTTCACACTGATCGCGGGGTCACCCTTCGCCATGATTCGGTCGGGAAGGTAGAGCGGTGTGTTGGTGTTGCCGTCATACTGCACACCCGGGCGATTGGTATGCGTCCCGGCTCCCAGGTTCATTCGGATGCGGTATGCCCACTTCCTCGGCACCACCTCGAAGAAGTCCATCATGTACTTGAACGCGGACATCCCTTTGCCCGCGAGCCAGGCATCGGCGTCTGCCTGGCTGTAGAAGATGACCCCATCATCGAGCGGGCGATTGTCGGCCTCGGTGGGATCGACATCGACATTGAACTCACTGGTCGTCACTGCCTCAACAGATGGGAAACTCGACCACGCCGAGCTGCTCACCTTGACGTATGCGACGCCGAGGGTCTCGTTGACGTAGAACGAACCCGCCGGACAATTGCTCAGGACAGACGGCGCACTGCCTCCGCCTGGAGCGCCCGCGTACCCGATGACGCTCGAGCGGTACGTCAGAGGTCGAAGTGGTAGCTCGGCTGCCACATGATCGATCAAGTCGCTGAGTTGGCTCATCGGTCCCTCACAGCACAAAGATGGTCACGTCATCGATGCCGTAGTCATTGTGGAACACCGACCCAGTAGTCCCCAGAGTGACCAGCAATCGAACCCTGGTTGAGGCGTGAGACACGACGCCAGTCAGGTCTACCTCCCGCTGCACCCAGTAGTCAGCACCCGCTGATGCCACCTTGTCTGGATCGCTCGGGCCACCGCAACTGAATCGAGTGACCCACCCGGCCCCGTTCTCATTGGTCTGGAGTTCACACGTGGCGTTGTTGTCGTCGCCCCTCTGGTTCGTCTTCCACTGCACCAGTAACGAGTACGTCGCCGCATCAAACGTGCGCGGGTTGCCTGGGTTGGTCTGGTCCTCAACCTCAAGCATCTGCTGGTCACCACCGCTCGCCGGGCTTGAGGACTCCGTGTAGAGGTAGCCGTCTGGACTTCCACCAGCTCCACTACTCGGACCAACGTCGAACGAAGGCGAGTCATCTTGGTCCCAGCTCCAACCGGGGCCACCGATGTCCGGCAACGTTTTGGTAGTCACTCCTTTGTCCGTGTAGACGAACGCGTCTGCTGCCTCGCCGGTAGCTGTGTCGAACCGATAAGGACCGAGCACCTCGGCCGCAACTGCGTTGGCACCCTGGACACCATTGACAGCCAGTCCGGTGGCATTCGCCTCTGCAGTCGGTGTGTGCAGCAGCCTGAGAGTCACCCATCCCGACGCAGCAGATGGAGCTACCCACCCCCTAGCATCATCGTCATCTGTGTCTGCTGTGCCAAACGGCTTGAGGACAGCGGGCACACCGTTAGACAGGTAGCCA